TTTTTCTTAGTGTTGTCATTTGATTCCTTTATTCTGTGTCATCCAGTTCTTCTACTTCAGCCATAGCTCCAATAGAAATACCATTAATTTGACCTGACTTAATTAGTTCCCAAAGATTATCATCTTTAACTTGGAGTGTCATTAACCAAGTACCTTTAGTTACAGCCTGAGAATTTAGTACCATATCAGCAGGAGCAATATACGATTCGATTACTTCAAAAGTATCTGTCATTGCCATGTGAAATAGATTTGCTCGTTGTAAAGAAGAATTAAAAGATTCTTTAGCTTTACGGACTTCTTCTGCCGAGGTATAATCCCCGTGAAGGTCAGTTGAATCTGGAAGCATAGCAACATAAGTTACTTGCTTCAGTTCTTCGTTTAATGCTTTGGCGACTTGGACCTTAGTATTTGTTTTATTCATAATATCCTTTTAATATACGCCTTGTAGTAATTATACCATACAATTTACAGAAATACTAGTTAAATATTAATATAACGGTAATATTGTATGGTAATTATTTAAGTTACAGTAATAGGAGTTAGTATTGGAAATACTGCAACAGTAACAGAACCCGGTAAAGTACCAGTAGCTAAACTTGTTTCAGTATAGTTAGGTGGCGCAAAGCTTCTGACTTTAACAGTACCACTAGGTACAGATGATAAAGTAATGACAATTTCATTACTAGTTACTGTTGCTGAACTTTGGGTTAGCAATGTAGCAAAATTATCATTACTAACTTCATAACCTGTTAATGCTGAACCTGTTATACCTGATGTACCATTTAAATCAACAGCTAGAGTTATCACAGCACCTACTCTTGATGCACCTGTAACTATTGGTCCTCTACCGTCATAAGCTATAGAACCATAAGCTCTACGAGCAATAGTCAATCCGGATAGATAAGACCATTTAGTACTACCTGCTGCAGTAAAGTGCAGTGAATCAGTCATTGGTATACCTACAGAATGAGTAGCTGTCCAAACATCTGTACCATTCTCTAAGTCATTTAATAATTTACGAACAGTAGAAGACCTTAGCGTTGTAGTTGAGTTATTTGTAGCAGCAGTATCTTTACCAACAATACGATTAAATGTTTTTACATCAGTATTACCACCAATAGATTTAAATCCAGCTACAAGCGAAGCATAATCAGTTACATAGTTTGTATAACTACTAGATGATAATGCCTCGGCCTCACCTTGACTCCATAGGGCAATCTCAAAGTAACCACCTATTTCCGTCACAAACGCTGTGAATGTAGTCCAATTTGCAGTTCCGGGTTTAAGAGTATCAAGTGAATTTGATGCAAAACCAGCAGCAGCAACACCAACAGGAATACCTGTAGCATCACTCAAACTCTTTGCCAATCCCACCATATTAGGTTGTAGTGCCAATGCCTGTGGTGTAAGTTCATTCATCCATCGTCTAAAGGTCGATCCTACATATAACGCAAATCCATTAAACCCAGATATTTTATCGTTACCACCGTAACCTGCACTACCACCGTTACCGCTGAGATTAACAGCGTTAGATTGACCGTATGCTACAACAAGAATACCAACGGAGAAATGATTAGGTGTAAACACCCGAGTTTCATTATCTGCACCAGTCCACCCAATATCAATATAGTAAGGACCACCAGTAGCTACCGTTATATCTCCTGAGAATGTGCCAGAACCAAATGTAGGATTGTAAACTGCCCAATCTTTTACAACAGCACCAGTACTTCTTGTTCTTAATCTATAAGCCCAAGATACAGGTGTACCTGTATATGTACCTGTGAATGTAATTGTTCTATTATTAGTAGCTGTGTTACGACCATAAAATTCTAACGGATCATTTACGTAAACATTTATATCTTCAACTTTTATAGAACCTGCTAGTATTAATGGATAAAAACAGTGACGTAATCCAGCAGGGCCAGTTCTAATAGCAATTGAGCCTACTGCAAATTTCTTATCAGGGAATAATGCGGTTGCATCAGTGTATAACTGGTCAGGAACTCTTAGAAGCATTGTTGCTTCAGTTGCACCAACCTTACAACGTACACGATCACCTACGATTTCAAAACTAGCAAAACCAGAGACTGGTAATCCTACATATCTGAAGATTTCAATATCAGACCCTGAGTTGGTTCTGTATATACGAAATTGCATAACACCACCGGATATACTGAAGGCAGATACAGATAAATAGTTAGTCGTATCTTGCCATGCTAACAGTACTCTCTGATCATACCACTGATAAGGTGTGGCACTGTTTGATAAAGAACCACCTTGTTGACTATAATCATATTCAAAAGTAATCTTTCGTGGTGTTGATGGTGTAGGTGTTAACTGAAAACCATAAGGGGCTTCACCGTTACTTCCTGTATTCATTCTAAACATACCATCTGCAGATTTTACCTTATCAGCTTTGACAGTATCTCCTGCTCTTGTCCAACCAGATCGTCCAGTTAAACTAGTATTTGTACTATCTGCAGTATCAAAGAACAACGGTGATAATTCTGTTACTGATAAAGACGTTATACCACTGCTCTTTGATATATTTAAACCTAAGTTAATACCTAGTTTCATATAATAACCTTTAAATAAAAGCTACAATATTACTAGCAGTAGTACCGACAGCGTTTACACGTTTAATATAAAATGGACCTAGAGTGCTACCTGCATTGACATTACTGAAAGTAACAACAGAATCATCAATGTTTACAACAGCTACATTTCCGGCAGTACCTACATATAATTGCCTTACTTCTTGTGAGAAGTTATTACTTGCGTGAGGTGTTACCGCAAATACTAAAGGAGAAGGTGATTGATCTTGAGTTGACATATTATTTCCTTGTTTATAATTTAATTGAAGCCTGAATTATCAGGCTCCGTTTATCCAGCAGTAAGTGTTACTTTATTCCCATCCAAAAATTGGAGTATATGTAAAGTTGATTACTTGAGAAGCAGTAGCAGTACCTACTAAAAATTTACCAACCAAAGCTAAATGTTCACCCGGATTAATAAACAATGGAGCGTCACCTAAATCTAAGTTCAATGGTCCGTTTGTAGGGGTAGAACCGATTGCTGCACCTACAGGCCAAGTAGCAATTCCAAGTGGGATTCTTCTAGGGGCTTTAGCTGTTGCAGCTTCAGCCGTAGCTAAAGATACTGCAGTATGACCGAACGCTAACGAGAACTGAATAGTAGTAGCTGTTGTTGCTACTGCTGCTCCAAGGTTAACTAAGTGAAGTTGAACACCACGAAGTACTAAACGTCTACCTGCAATATTAACAGTCAAAGCTGGAACTTGATAACTAGACCAGATACCATCAGTAACTGCTGCAACTGCAGCTATAACTGCACCTTGACCACCTAGACCACCCGGTAAGTTAGCTGTTAAAGCTGTATTAGAAGGTGATGAAGGAGTTGGGTTTGCGCTGTTTGCATAAGTAGCCAAGCTACCCATCGTACCACCAGATGCACCTTGGTATGATCCATAAATGCGATTACCCTGAGTACTGAATGTAGAGGTTAAGTTAGAACCACCAATGCGAACACAGTAAGCGCCAATTTTAGTCTGGAGTACACCACCCGCTGCACCACCAGTAATACGCTGTTTAACGAAGAATTGTAGACCTTGAGCCATTGTCATACGACCTTGACCATCAGGTAGTGGGATTTCACCGAGCATTACTGCGCCAGTACCATCATTAACCCAGAATACGGCTTTAGTCATTCCTTGATAAACGATGAACTGATATTTCTTATCGTTATCATAAGCCCAAGTACCAGAACCTTCTGCTAAAGGGAATGGTACTGGAGTTTCAGTACCATTACTTGACGCAATACCAATTAATCCTGCACTGTTTAAACGCATGAATACTCCGTCTGTAGGAGCAACTGCTGCAGCACCCGGAATACCTAATCCGAATTCTACGAAAACGTTAGCCTGTGGTTGTGCGCTAAATGCGAGTTCAACATCAGCAGAAAGAGTATTTGTTCCGTTGTTTGGGAAACATGCATAAGTAGCAAGTACAATACCTGTAGCTGCTGTTGTAATACTAGAGGAATTTAGAGTAACTTGACCAGCAGCAAATGTTGCAGCCATTGTGGTAGCTGTTAAACTATGTTTACCTGTGTTTTGAGCAGTATAATTAAAGTTTTCATCATCAAGCATTAAATCTTGAGATACACGTTTTCTATAATCGATATCTACTTCAGGTGAATAAAGAGCAGGTACACCTGTAATTTGACCAGCATCATTTTCACCGAAAAAACGAACACCACCTACATTATCAGGGTTAGTTGCTACGTCTGTTTCTGGTACTATTTTTAATTGGCGAGAAGCATTAACATCTGCTCCTGTACCAGATAAAGTACCAATAATATTTGATTCCATTGCCATGAGTATTCCTTAATTAATCCAGTTATATTGAACAACCCATGTACCAACTAGTTTATGTACAGAGCGTGCGTAAATTGTGAAGCCTGTAGCGTTAACAGGTGTGCTTGCTGTGAGTGAGCAAAATTGTAAGAACCATTTGTGGTCCGAAGCTGTGTGATTACCACTTGTAGAATCAGCGTTAACTCCAAGATTAACTTTAGCTGTACTTAGTATTTCTGTTTGTGAACCAACTACAACAGAAGCTTCATTTGATCCAGTACCGAAGTCTAAAACTGCAGTACCTGAACCTTGGGTAACACTACCGCCACCTGTTGATCCTGCAGTCCAAATACTACCTGTCCAATACATTATCTTATTTAAGGTAGTACTCCAAATTTGTACACCCGGTATCGTTGGATCAGGACTTGTAGCGCCTTCTGATATCGCAAGTTGAGGTAATGATTTGAATGATAGTATTTTAGTAGTCATTTATTAACCTTGAACTAATACTCGTAATGAATTTAATGCAGGTGCAACTGAGAAACCTAGAGTAACTTGAGAAGTACTATTTCGAGTAACATCACATTCAACTGTAGCTCCAGTAGCTACTTCATACACTTGAACTTGTACATCCAGAGTAGATAATCCGTGGGATACTGCAATACTTGCTGCAGAGTTATCACCAATAGTACTTGCATATTTTCTTACAACAACTGCAGCGTCAATAGAAATGACGCTGCCGCCGATAGAAATACCGGTGCCTTGTGAATATGAAGTACCTGCACCAATTTGAGTGAAGGATAAAGAAGTAGTTCCAACTACAATAGGATCGTTAGTTACTAATCTCCATTGTGTATCAGCTAGAGTAGTACCTTCTGTAATCATTACAGATAAACCAGCAGTTACTTCTGCATTTGCGTCGGCATCTGTACTGCGTGACCATGCACCAGCGGCAGCTACATAGATACCATTAGCTGAACCAGTACTTTGATCTTTTACTAAAACACGATCATTTGCTACTAGGGTAACACCATCTATTGTCAGTAATCCAGATAAAGCACCTAAGTTAGCTGTTGTACCTACACGAACTGACTGTTTCCAATCTGTACCGTTTACTGCAGCATCAACATACCCTTTAGTGGCAGCGTCTGTATCAGCAGTAGGGGTTGCTAAACCTGTGATCTTCTGTGAGTTAAGGGATACAGAAGCTGTAGGAGCACTCATTTGGTCTAATCGACTAGTTTGTACTGCTGTGTTAAAATCACTGATTGTAGAAGCTGTTTGAGTACCTGTGTGGTTAGCTCGTGCAGTTGAATCAATCCAAGCTGAAGCATTTCTAAACTCTACTCGACCTGATGTACTGTTATAGTAAATTTGACCGGGAGAAGGTGTAGATGGAGCAGAAGCTAATACTTGTAATACAGCATTTTGAATTTCATTTTTACTAAAATCAACTGCTGTTAAAAATTTACGTGCCATAATTTGTCCTAATTAATTTAAATATGCTGTGCCGGAAAATGCCGCAGAAAATGTGATTGTTACTTGGTTGTTGTTTATATAAACAATGTCACCTTCTACTTCATCACCAGCAGAGTCAATAACAGTATAATTAGGAAACTTACCTAGATTATGAGTTATTGTCCAGACTGCACTTGCTGGTGATTGATTATATGTAAAGTTAAGATCAGCACCTATTGGAGAATTAATCCATTCCCCAGATTCATACTTAAGAATATCTCCGTCCACTGGATTGGAGATATTTACATCATTCATTTGAGATAGTGCTGTAATTGGACTATTTACCACAACTTCACTTGTAGTAGGAACCACAGTTACTGTTTTAGTATTAGGTCTTACTACTACAATCATGATCTGCTCACAGTCTGTTGAACAGTAACAGTTCCGTAGATTATCTTAACTTTCTCACCGGTAGGTTTAGTTTGGATTAGATCATAAGAACCTTTACTGATTACTAGTTTATCAGTTTCAACTGGTGGTAATTTGATATCAATCACTCCAAGTAAAGGAGTGACTTCTAACATACCATTAGAACTAGTAGCAGATACTCTATAATCAGCAGAGAAAGTGTAATCCCTGATTTGCATCAGGAATGTACTACCTGTTAAATCTTCAGCAACACCTAGATCAGTCTTAATCTCTACGGTTTCATTAAAGGTTAAACCTTTATCTATAGTTATGTTATATTCCATATTTAACCT